CAAAACATACGAAGGTTTAACCTAGGTTAATTAAAGAACAAGGCTAAGATTATTATGGTATTATATTAGTATCAGCGGAGTACTATAGTACAAGTCGTGAAGGTCAATGCTTATTTCAAATGTGTTGAGAGTGTTGTAGTGGAAAGTTACTGGAACCACAACCTGTGTCTTAATCGACCATAAAGTTGAAGTGATAAGTTTAACTCATGTGGAGCACCCAATGAGTCAGTAACAAGTAGGTGACATTTATAGGAGGTGGCAGTCGATGTTTGAAACACGACCGTACAAACTGGCAGCGCTGAGAGAATGGAACTATCGCATGTCGAGATTTGAGACTCCAGAAATATTTGACGTTGTAGTGGCAAATGTTTTAGAGGCTCAAGGATTCTGTACTGGCGAGGTTGAACCCGAACCACGCAGTGTCTATTCCGTTGAGAAACTGTATGCTCAACTTGAAGCGTTCAATCCTGCTGAGTCAGTTACCGTGCCCTTAGAGGATAAACACGTTCAGAGTGGGATTAGCTTTGCCTACAAAGTATTCGCAAAGCCTAAACAACAATCGAAACTACATGCACTTAGATACTGGGATGAGAGTATTATTTCAAACTGGAAATCAAGTGCGGGTTTGACAGCCTTTGGTGAAGATAAGCGTTCATCATTCCAACGAGCTATTTTATCTGTAGAAAGAATCTTGCGCAGAGAGAGACGCCCTGAACCATGCGTCGCACTTACTCGTACACAGAAGAAGGGAAAGACCCGTCTTGTGTGGGGATATCCAATGTCGATGACGTTATTAGAAGGTAGTTTCGCAAAACCTCTTCTTGCAAATTTTAAAGGTGGTGGAACTCCAATGGCTTTCGCCATGACATCTAAGAATTTGGGAAGTCAAATTCTATCAGCGCAGAATCATCGTAAGTATTGGTATTCATTAGACATGAGTCAATATGATGCTTCGATTCAGAAGGAAGTTATCCAAGCTTGTTTCTCAATCATCAGAACCTGGTTCAATCTTTCTGATGAGTATGCTTTTGGTTTAACAAATTCGCAAGTGCTGAGAATCATTGAGAATTATTTTATTCATACCGAAATCGTGATGCCTGCGGGTCGTGATAGTAAGGCAGAGGGAGTGCTTTATAAAGGTAAGAGTAAAGGTGTACCGAGTGGGAGTTACTTTACACAATTAGTCGATAGTATAGCGAATATAATTATGTTAGGAACCTTCTGTTCGAAATTCGGTTTTGAGGTTAGCTCCGATGAAGTTAAGGTGTTAGGAGATGACCTATTGTTCTTTACGGATACACACATTGATATCGAAAAAGTAGCTGAATATGGGGCGAAAACTTTCGGTATGTGCATCAATGCAAGTAAGTCTGAACACGGGCGAGGAACAGAACCTGTGCCATTCTTAGGACGAACTTGGTCAATGGGACTTCCACTGAGAGATACAGAAGTAGCATTAAAGAAAATGTTATACCCTGAAAACTACAGAAAGTACACCGATTCATTCAAAGAGGGACGTTTGGTTGTACTCAGTTACAACTTGTCTGCTATCCAGGATACAAGATTAATTCCGCATTATCAAGGATGGAAGAGCTACTACAATAGCTCAATCGATGTTTTGAATCAATCTGATAAGTTATCAGGTCTCTTGAGATACATGTTGCAGCGAACGGAGTTTCGTGAGCACTGGCGAGATAATGCTGGGGCTATCAACTTGTTAAAAGTCCTAGGGTAGGGCGTTAGATAAGCA